TTGCCCAACTTGTGTTTAAGTTTAAATGACCAGTATATCCACACTCTTTGGCAAAATTATAAACATGCTCTTCTATCTTTTCAAAAACTGGTTTAAATTTTTCTATTTTATGTAAGGATTTATGTGTTTTATTATCATAGGAACTATCTACGTTAAAGTAATCATTTCTTCTAGTATCATAATTATGATTATAAAATAACTCTTTTACATTTTCATATTCACTACCAAATAAATTATCAATAAAATATATTGGAGTGGGAAACCATAATTCTATTTTCTGTGTCATATAATATTATAATTTATAATACACCTATTACTGTGTTCTGGTTGTTCTGCAGTATGCCAATACTTTCCATTGAATACAACAACCCTACCCATTTTAGGTGTAATCTTTTGTTTTATTTTTAAATCATCATTATGAGGAATATTATCATATCCTTTAAATTCATTTTCATATATTATAGTATCACCATCACTATCATTTACATAATATAAAACTGCTAAATGTGGAACATCTGCATCAACGTGAGGTGTATCTACTATATGTCTATCTGATATGTTTAGTGGTAATTGAAAAAATGAACGACCTTGAAGCATATCATTGTGTTTGATATTTGCTTTTTCAAGTGACTTTACTATAATCGGAACTATGTCGTTATGAAATTTACTATTTACTTCTTTATCAGTAAGATAATAATGTTGAAATCCAGGTCGTTGTTGAATATTGTTATTGTTTATTGAAACGTCATTACAAAAAAACCAGGGAAATTTATTACTAAAAAGTAAATCTTTTATTTTGTTTTGATATTCTTTATCTATAATATCATCAAACACAAATATCCTATCATCAATTATCATAACAATTATTTAGATAAGTTTTTAATACTTAACTATTACAACGCCTTTACCACCACCATAGGCATTATTACCATTTGATGATCCACCACCGCCACCACCTCTATTGGCAGTACCAGTTGCGCCTGAGCCATTACCAGAACCACCACCTGATCCTCCTCTAGCTCCTCCACCTTGACCACCTGCGGGTGTATTACCTGGAGACGTACATTGTGATCCATTACCACCTCCACCACCACCAGCGTAATAAACTGGAGTAGTACCATCAGCGATAGTATAAGCTTTACCTATACCTCCTCCACCACCTCGAACACCTGCATCGTTTTGACCTGCGGCACCTGCACCTCCTCCACCACCAGCGCCGTGTGTGCTAGGGTGAGCTCCTGCTCCACCAAGATTTCCAAAACCATAAGCGCCTGAGTTTCCAGGTTGAGTAGGTTGTATTGCTTGACCAGCAGAAGGAGCTGTTCCTTGAGAACGACCTCCGACTGAACCACCTGGTGATGTTGCACCTGGTGTACCACCACCAGCTCCACCAGAACCACCTTTAGCAGTTAATGCACCACCTGATCCTAAACCTGGACTAGGAGATGCTCCAAATACTGAATCTTGTCCAGACGGTCCATCTGGAGCAGGTGCGCCTGCTGGACCTCCACCACAACCAACAGTGACAGCAATTGTTCCACCTGGTGTGACTGGATAATTAGGCATAAATATCAATCCACCAGCACCACCACCACCTGATCCGTGGTTTCCTGGTGTACCACCACCTCCACCACCACCAGCAACTACAAGTACCTCATGTAATTGAGACATACCAGATGGTACAGCAAATGTACCTGATGCAGTAAATGTTTGGTATTGAATTTTCTTGTTAACAGTTATGGCAAATGCTCTAGTAGAAGTGTTAGATGCTGCGTCAACAGCTTTAATAACAAAGTTAAAAGTTGTAGTTGCAGCAGGGTCAGTTACCGTTCCACTAATTACACCGATACCACCTTCACTTGATTCATTTGATAAAGATAAACCTGGAGGTATTGTTCCTGATTGTTTTTCATAAGTGACTACACCTACTGATTCTGGGTCATTAGCATTAATTACAAATCTTAAACCACTATCATTTCCAGTTACAGTACCTAAACTACCCGCTGATGTGACAAATACAGGTTGAGCATTTATATTTAAATTGTTGTCTAATCTTCCTACAATATTATTAGGAGCTGTGACAACTACGTCAAAAGGTTCGTTTGCGTTAGTTAAATTCGCTGTATTTTTAGCGACAACAGCTGTAATTTGAGTTACAGAATTTATTGTTACTGTATCAAAAGCAATATCAGTTCCACCACTAGTCACTAACTTGGCTGTACTACCTGCAACAAATCCTGTACCAGTAATAACTAATGTATAGTTTCCAGTGCCATCGCCTGTTAAGAAATTTGTAGGTGAAATACTTGAAACAGTTGGTCCTTGAACACCAACGTTTGATGATTGAATTTTTTTAACTACACCAGCACTTGTGTCATAGATTAATAATAAATCATCTGAAGCCGATGATGCTGATAATTCTGCATTACCTGTTATTGCCGTTACATCTAAATGTTCTTCACTAATCGCATCGTCTGCTATTTTAGTAGCGTCAACTGCGTCTCCTGTGATTGAATTTCTTACTATCTTATTGATTGCCATAATACTTCTCTCTATTATTTATACTATTTATTCATCTGAATCAGTGGTCGTACTATATTTTTTACCATCTGTAAAGTTTTGTATTGTTGTTGTAAATCCAAAATCATCATCTGCGTCAGCTGACGTAGGACTTGGAACTACAATAATTCTTTCTTCTCTCGCTTTATTTGTAGTGTCTGTATCTGTATATACATCTGATTGAACAGTTTTGACTACCTTTTGAGTTGACGCAGGGCCAAATAGGTAAGTCTTCGCAGTAAATCCTAGTGTGTATATTACAGCTCTTCTTTGTGAGAAATCACCACTATAAGTGTCTTCATAATTCACACTATTTAAAACGATAGGTATATCTCTCTTAATATCTAATTCTGGTATCGCATTTACGGTCACAGTAAAGTCAGGTTGAAAGAACGGTAATATTTGTTCTATGATTTGTAGACCTGCCTCAGCACTAGCAGTAAATGAATATAAGTTGTAAGATATATTGTAAGGAACAGGAACATAATTAAAGTTTAATATCTTACCTTCTGCGCCTGTCTTAACGTGTTTAAATTTTTGTACTCTTGTTAGTTTTCTACTAGCGTCATATGAGATACCTGAAATCTCAAAACTCATACGAGGTAATGTTATTGAAAATTCTCTTTCATCTAAATTAGGTTGTGCGTCTAGTCTAGCTAAAAACTTTTCTTTTGGTGCGTAAGCTAAAGGTACTCTTATTGATTGAGTAATATTACCATTACTGTCTTTTCTTTTTATTTGTATATTATTAAAGATTTGACCAAACCCTATGGTCATTCTTCTCATACTCTCATTATAAAAATATGTTCCAAACATTAAAAGTCAACCTCTCCGAACGGATTACGTTCTGTAAAATCTAGTATATCATCTGTTGTTGATGACGTATCAAAACCAGCTTGTGCATCTAAATCATTATTTTGAGCGTAAGCTGATTGAGTTTGTAAATTGTAAGTTTCAAGTAATAGATAATTAGTATCACCACTTGCGCTATCGTTTTCTAATACTAGCGATCCAACTTCGTTCTCTAAAGTAAATTGATGAGCTAGTTGGTCTAAACTATATTGATCTTCTGCGCTATCAATTGTACCAACACCTGTATTTAATTCTTCTGAACTATACTCCCATCTAGTACATACTAGTTTGTAAACTGGTAGTTGACCTAGTTGAAAGAAAGGCTCTTGGTCTTGTACAAATTGTATCTCAAAAAAACTATTCATCAGAGGTAGATAAATTATATCACCTTCGTTTGGTCTACCCTCTGCTATGAGTGTTGCCTTATCATCAACTGCTTGGTCAAATCTTCTTTTAGAGATCATAAAGGTAGTGTCTTCTCTAATCTCTAAACCAAACTTATTAACTATCTCTTGTTCACCTGCGAAACCTTCAGTTGTTTCCATATATGCTTCAAGTAACAACGCAGATGAAAATTTAGACAACATATCTTCGCCTAAAATTAAATCTCTATTGACTAGTGTTCGTGGTAAGTAATAAACATCTTGGCCATATATCTTTAGGCCTTCTATGATTAAATCTTCGTAAAGTCTTTTTTCGGATTGATTACCTATGCCCTTACCATCTTGGAAATAGTGATTAACTGGCATGGCATTATCCCATCATCATTGCAGGGTTTAATTCGTAAGTTGTTCTTAATTCTTGTTCTAACTTTTCTATATCTGACAACGCCTCTGAATAAATTTGTTGACCATTTAAAGTTACACCACCTAACATAGCGACACCATTAAATTTTGATAAGTTTGCGCCCCATTGTTTTTTAAATAACGCAGTGACATATCTTTTTAAGAATATATCATCATTAACATCTGTGAAAGTTGTAGGGTCTAATTTTCTATAAGCCTCTATAACTAAAAACTCACCTACTTGTAAATCTTCTTCCCAATCCATATCAACATATAATCTATTGTCATGTTGATTAAATCTGATTGGTTTTTCACCTACTAACACATGGTCTAAAAAATCTAAATGTCTTAATACCACATCATAGTTTATAATACTTGTTGAAGAAAAATCATAAA